TCGAAGACATTGCCATCAACCTGAGCGTTGTTTCCTTTTCTCAGTCGAAAGGGAATTTTAGCTGCCGGGCTGCTGATCCTGAGGAGTACTTCGGTCATTGCGAAATCGAGTGGGAGTCGAAAGACGACACCAGCTTCATGACTGAACCCGAGATCGCCTCAATGGAGGAATGGCTTGTGAATGAGCATTCCGAATACCTTGCCGATCAAGACTACTACGACTAACCCGCAACTCTGGAGGCATCCATGGAACACGAAATAGTTGTTGAGGGGTTTGTCCTCCAGGTGGGGGTGACCCATTGCGTGAATGAACCGCCCTGCCATGGCAGCTGGAACAGCGACTGGGATGCCCATGGCTGTCGCGAGCTGGAATTCAAGCTTGTTTCGGGCATCTGCTACGACGAAGACGGCGTGCGGATGGATGTGCCGGACTATCAACTGCCGGTGCTGGCCCACCAGTACGGGCCGCAGATCACGCTGGCGCTGTGGGTTGAGATCGACGCCATCAAGCGCCGGCAACGGTGGGCAGCATGAGCCGTGCAAACGTTATCGCGGTGGGCATGATCGATGCTCGCTTCGAATGCATCCGCAACGGCGACACGTCGTCTCAGTTGTTCGCCGAAACCAGCATGGCCATGGAAATGGCCTACGCGTTGGGCGCCATCGATGACGGCGAATTCTTCCACTACAAGGAACGCTACAACCGCCTGTATCAAACCCAGGCTGAAGCGTTTCTTGCGGATATCCGAGCGAGGTCTGCGCAATGAACACCATGACCCTGGCATTTACCCACAAGTCCTGGCTCGGCGCCCTGTCGCTGGCCTATGACGCTGGTATCGAAAACGTCCACGCCTGGAGCCGCCGGGCCTGCCTGTGCGGTGAGTGGACTGTCGCTTATGAGGTGAAGGCATGAACATTGATTGGAGCAAGGCGCCAGCCTGGGCGGTCGGCCATGCGCTGCATGCGTTCGGCGGTGAAATTCGTGAAGTGTGGGTCGGCGAGCATCAATACCAAAGGCTTGATCAGCCCAAACCGTTTCCCTACGGCGGCGGTAACAGCGATCACCGTCACAACCCGCGCCGGTCTGAGTTTCATTTTGAGCAGTTGCGTCCCGCCCTCTGGACCGGCGAAGGCCTGCCGCCTGTTGGGACGGTGTGTGAAACTAACGTCGACGGCACATGGGAGGAATCGACGGTACTTGCCCACCATCGCGAAATGGCAATCGTCTTCCGGTACTCACTCGAGCATGAAGCCCACATGTACGACCCTGTCGGCGAGTCGCAAGTCCGCCTCATCCGCACGCCCGAGCAGATCGCGGCGGAAGAGCGTGAGAAAGCCATCGCCGAAATGGTGTATGGCGGCTGTGGCTGCGATCAAAGCGACGGCACTACAACGGCATTTGTTATTTGCAGGCTTCTCTACGACGCGGGCTACCGCAAGCAGGTTTCGGAATGAGCGATCACCAACTGCTGGAAGAATTCCAGGCGTATTGCGACAAGCAGCTCATCAAGCCGCGCAATATTTACTTCCAGTTCTGGCGGGATTCTAGGGCAAGCGTTAATGCAGAGATTGAAGCGCTGCGCAAAGAGTGCGCACGACTCACTGAGGATAACCGTGGCCTGCTGGAAGACTTCGAGGGTGCGCTATGAGCGAACACAGAGAATTGGAGCCGTGCCCGTACTGCGGCGGGCATGCAAGCCTCTCAAAAGTCGCTCGCGACTGGTATCGAATCGCAGCAGATCACGTAACAGGCTGCCCGCTTGAAGACTTCCAGCTTGACTGCCCTCAGTCCGATGACCAGTTACCGCTGCTGCTGCACGACTGGAACACTCGGGTAGATCGGCGTCCGGCCAGTTCCTCCGAGTTAGACAAGATCAAGGACGAGCTAGAGACGCTGCGCATCGACGCCGCTCGCTTCCAGTTCATCGCGCAGGACGCCGAGTCTAGCCTTGAGCGCATCTATGGCGATAACTGGCTAGGGGTTGTGGACCAACTCATGGGTATGGGAGAAAAGCCGTGAGCAAGCCAAAGCTGCACTACTACGACTCGGACGGCGGCACCGAGTCTGATGCGGATCATCCCGACACCCTGTTTTGCGGTACGGAGAGTGGCGATCCGCAACTGACAACGAATCGAGATCAGGTCACCTGAAAGCGCTGCATCAACATCATGAAGTTCTTTGGCTGGGAGCCGAAGCTATGACCACCCACCAGCGGCACCGGCGCCGCGCCATCCGCTGGGCCTTCTTCATCACCGGCCTGATCTTCTACGCCGTCCTGTTCCTGGGCCCCGCTATCGGCGGCCTGATAACCGAATAAACCCCAAACCTTCAATCGCTGCGAGCATCGCGGCAAGGATTCCCCATGTCCGCAGAACAACAACTGGCGATCCTGCCAGCCAAAGAAGTAGCCCTGGCAGTATTCAGCGCCCCTAACGGCCTGGACCCATACCTTCAGAGCGTCCGTGAAGAAATCGACAAGTTCAACGCCTCGGCACCTGACGTGAAAACCAAAAAGGGCCAAGACGCGTATCGCTCGATTGCTTACAGCCTGGCGGGATCAAAAACGAAACTCGACAGCCTGGGCAAAGAGCTCGTCGCAGAACTGAAGGATGTACCGAAAAAGATCGACGCCGAGCGCAAGCGCGTTCGTGAGCTGCTGAGCACGTGGCAAGAGGAAGTTCGCAAGCCGCTGACTGACTGGGAAGCCGCCGAGCAGGCTCGCAAGGATCGGCACGTCGATGCCGTACAGGCAATTGCGGATTTTGCCTTGGATCTGTCGGACGTCACCGCCGCGCAACTTCTTGAGTCTATCGCCTCGGTTGAGGCGGTGAAGATGGGCGAGCACTGGGAAGAGTTCGAGGCTGATGCTGCCCGCACCAAGGATCAGGTTCTGGACAAGTTGCGCACCACCCTCGCCGCCCGCCAGAAATATGAAACCGAACAGGCGGAACTGGTCAGGCTGCGCGCCGAAACAGAAGCGCAGGCCCAGCGCGAGCGCGACGCCCAGATCGCCCGTGAAGCAGAGGATCGTGCCCGCCGCGAAGCCGAGCAGCGTGCACAGGCAGAGCGTGATGCCGCCGCCAAGCGTGAAGCCGAAGCAAAAGCCGCCGCTGATCGCCGCGAGCTGGAGTTGAAGCTGGCTGCTGAGCAATCGGAGCGCGCCGCCGCCCAGGCAGCGCGGGACAAGATCGAATCGGAGCAGCGCGCCGCGCAACAGAAGATCGAAGACGAGCAGCGACATAAGCAAGCGATGGCTCAGGCCGAAGCAGATCGAGTAGCTGCTGAGCAGCGTGCAGAACAAGAGCGCATTGACTCGGAGCGCCGCCAAGCTGAAGCCGCTGAGCGAGCGAGACTCGCAGAGATCGCCCGGGCAAATGCCGCTGCCGACGAGATCAACCGCCAAGCCGCCGCGCGGGAAGCGGACAAGGCGCACAAAGCAAAGATCAACCGCGCCGCGCTGGACGCATTTATCGCCGGCGGTATGCCCGTGGAGTGCGCGAAACAGGCAGTCACCTTGATTGCTCAGCGCAAGATTCCAGCCATCGCCATCACTTACTGAGGTCGTCATGAACGAGATCATTCAAATGCCGGCACGCGAAAGCGCCGGCCTTACTGCTGCCGAGGTTCACCGTTTCTCGGCCGTAGAGATTCGCCAGCGCGTTAACCTGGTGCAGGAAGTGATGCAGGGCATCATGAAGCGGGAAACGCACTACGGCACCATCCCAGGCACCCAGAAACCAACCCTATACAAGCCGGGTGCTGAAGTGCTTTGTGTGACCTTCCGGGTTGCGCAGGAATACCGAATTGAAGATCTTTCCGGCCCAGGTGTAGCGCGCTACCGGGTCACTTGTGTTGGTCGTCACCAGATGACCGGTGTTGCTCTCGGCGAAGGCGTAGGCGAATGCTCGTCCAGCGAAGAGAAGTACAAGTGGCGCGGCGTCATCTGCAAAGCGGAATTGGACGCCACTCCGGAGAATCTGCGCCGGAAGAAATATTACAAAAACGGCAATACGGCCGACCAGATCCGCACCGAACCAGCAGACCTGGCCAACACCATCCTCAAGATGGCCTGCAAGCGGGCCATGATCGCCATGACGCTCAACGTCACTGCGGCATCGGACATCTTCACGCAGGACATCGAAGATCTACCCGAGGAGCTGCGGCCACAGGAGCAGGCTCAGGCTCAGACGCAAAGCCAGAAGGCCGCACAAGTCCCCCATGATCCTGCCCTGTCCGCTCACTGGATTACACAGGCCGAAGCTGCAATCACGCCCGACGCGCTGACAGAAGTTTGGAAGGCCGGGGTGGCTGTCATCAATGACGCCAAGGACACAACAGCCTACGACCTGTTCAAGGCTGCGGTGGTGGCGTGCGGAGTGAAGCTCAAGGCCGCCGAAGAGGCCAAGCCGGAAAGCGAGGACGTCGCAGACCAGCAGCCCGAACCACCAGCCGACGAAGAAGTTGAATTTGAGGAGGTCCCAGAATGATCATCGTGAATTGCGCGCAGGGGTCGGAAGAGTGGCACCAGGAGCGAGCCGGAGTTATCACCGCCAGCATGTTTGGCGATGCTCGAGCCAAACTGAAGTCAGGCCCGAACAAGGGCGAACCAACCGCCAAGGCCCAGGATTATGCATTCCGACTGGCTGGGG